TATCACCCCGCCAAGTCAGCCAGTTTTTCCTGCCAGTAGGACTCGTAGTCTTCTACTGAATGGGTGACCTGTTTCACCAAGCGGATCTTCTCCCAGCGGTTCCGTTCCTGTTTGGTCTGCTCCAGGCGATCTATGATACGCTGGATGTCTTCGTTCATTTTTTCTGCCAGCATGCTCATATCAACCCCAATCCTTTTTGTCACCAAACGATTCGTTGTCGTTGAAGCCTGCGGTGTAGGCAGTGATTTCAGCAGCAGTCATGTCTGCCATCTCCACGCGGGGTGTGATAGAGGTAGCACCCTCAAAATAGTGAGGCTGATATCCACGGCTGTAGTAAGAATCGGCACTGCCGCGGTCATAAGGGCCGCCGTGGCGTGGGTCATATCGGGGTTGATTGGTGTGATTGCCGTTTACTGCGTCCATGTATGTTGCCATTTTAAACTCCTTGTTGCGATGTGTGTATTATAGCAGGTCTGGGATTATTGGTCAACCATGCCGTATTCGCTACGACGGTCGATACCTTCGTGTGGGCAGTAGATCTCGCTGAGTTGCCAGCACTCTCTGAACTCTTTGTTGCGGCCGTGGGTGATATCGTCCGAGGTGTAGAAGCCTGCTGCCATGAGTCTGGTAAAGATCTTCAAGGGAGCATCCAGTTCAAACACACACTCAGCGGGGTGCATCTGCAGGACTTCTACCACCTGATCATAGGTGATGTAGTAAGGGTCCATATCAGGCCTTCAATAGATCAACCATGCGTTGATGGACCTGGTCCATTTCCGCCTGTTCCACGTAGAAATCTGTGCGAGGGTCATAATACTGACCTTCACGGGCATCGTAATACAGCACACGGCCAGTGAAGTTGAACGGGCCTTCCAGACCTGGGCGTGGACCGTATTTTTCACGCATGTCGTCCATCTGATGCTTGTCTGCTACCACGCGATATCCCATGTGCTGCTCCTTAGTAGTCGATGTCGCCCAGACGATCAAAGGCTTTCACGCCTTTGGTCTTGGCATTGAGGATGTAGATGTTCTTCAACTTATAGCGTTTCTCTTGCACATCTTCCAAGGTCACAAAAGGATTCAGTTCCCAGGTATTGACCTTGTTGTAGTCCTTCTTGAGCGCAGCCACTTCTTCAGCGGGCAGTTGGTAATCCCAATCCTGACGGTGACGGCACTCTTGAACACGGCACATCTCAAGCCAGTGCTCTAGGCTTTGCTTGACCAAGTCAGATGGCACCAACTCTCGGTCAATGTCCATCCAATCGCCTACCATGCCGTTCCACAGTTTGATTTCAGGATCACCTTCCAGGCGGTTCAACATCTCAATCAGTTTGGACTTTTTCATCATGTGCTCCTAGTGTAGGTGTGTATTATACGATCAACTGCCGGCGATGTCAACCAGTTCTTCCCAGGCTTCTTCGATGGTGTCGTAGCCACACATGTCATAGGATCCATCGTAGAGACGGACATAGAACATGCCGTTGCCCGGACTGGCTTCTGTGTCCAGGCCTACTTCGCCTATGCCAGGGATCACTCGCAAGGTGTAGTCAGTCATCATGCCACCTTGCGAAAATATTGATAGGGCAGTCCAACCAGGTAGCACAGGAACTCGTCGTCCCCATTTGAACCTTCGGCTTCGTGAATCCAACGCAGGGCCATCTCACGGTCCTTGGCACCGCAGGCCAGGATGCTTTGGATCCGCATCTCGAACTCGTGGGCTGCGGTGTGTTCAGACTCCTTGCGGTTGGCTTCTTCACGATTGATCACTGCACCCAGTTCAACGAACTCGGTGTGGAAGTCCTCAAGGGTCCAAGTGGAGGTATCGATACCGCGAGGGCGAACGCCATATGCGTCCTTATACATGTCCCAATATTGGCATTGGGCTTGCTCCAGATCGCTCATCTCTTCCCAGGTTTTGAACTCTTGCATTTTGGATTCCTTTTTACTGAACATGCCCATATTATAGCATTTTGGGCGATTCTGGTCAACCGTTTTATCGGCTGATTTCGAATGATGTTTCACCACCACGACCGTTGATCACACGGACTTTTTTCCCGTCGATCTTGACATAGCCATAGTTGCCATCTTCATATATGCCATGCGGGCAGGGCTCAATAGTGACCTCGCGCACGATTTCGCAAAACCCCCAGCGCCGGGTGGGCAGTCGACCCTGGAACAACTTCATGTTGTCTATGGATGTAATCAGGATTTTTGCTTTCATGGTGCGAGCCTTTTTACTGAACATGCCCATATTATAGCACGAGGGCTATTTTGGGTCAACCGAATTCTCCAACTGGAGTTGTGATTTTAATTGAAATTTTCAGCTGCAATATCTTCCAGATCTTCGCCGTGGAAGTCAGTGTAGATACCCAGCACATGCCATTGCAAAAACTCTTTGATTTGAGCATCTGTGGGGGTCACGGTGCCGTAGACCTCAGCAGATCGTTTGATGTTGTTTATGACGTTTTTGGGCACGTTAATGGTAACTTGCATTCGGAACTCCTGTTTGTTGCTGTCTATGTGTGTATTATAGCAGTTCGGGCAATTTGGGTCAACCGAATTCCACACAGAAAGTTGCGATTTTCAGCCAGTATATAAAGTTGGAATATATACACTTATGACCCATGTAGAGATAGATTACATTTCAGAAGTAAACGGATGCACTCCTAAAATATCTGTGGGCACGAGATTCGAAAAATTCTCTCATGTACAAGAAGTCCAAACAGGGTCGGGCAAAATAATATGTGATTTAAAATTCAAACCATTTGATGCCTTGGTGGTTCAATTTTCAGGAAAGAGTTGGGACGATCCTTTACCTACATGGTTAAATATGACAAACATAAAAATGGATAACATCTACCTGGACAGTATCCTGTTTTTAGGAAAACAATATCCTGACTACGATAATATTGATTTTGATCATCGATACAGTCCACTTTATTATTGCCCAGGCACGAGATTTAATCTCAATGGTGTGTATGAGTTAGAGATTTATTTACCCATATGGCATTTTACAACCAAATCGAAAAATCCCAATGACTAACAAATTATTAAATGATCTCAGCAGAGAAAATTGCTTGCAGTTGGATTCAATACTGTCATCTGGGATGCCGTGGTTAAAATTGGATCTCAAAGTGCCAGAGTTTCCTTCCCAAGTATTGGATGATGCCATCGCTGCAAGCAGTGGGTGGCATGATCAGTGGTGTGACAATCCAATATACTCTAGTTATCACAACTGGGACGGAAAAGTGCTTTTTGGTCCAACCAATTGGAATCAGTGGATGGATATATTCACAGCCTCACCGCATAAAGATGAAGATGGGTTGAGTGAAAAATACAGGCATGAGATAGAGTTTGGATGGCGGATCGATCTTGATCATCCAGTAAGAAAATGGATTAATTCATTTTTGGATGATGCTGCTATTAATTTTGTGAGTTATTATGTATTAGGACCCGGCGGACATCTACCGCCACACTATGATCCATGTGCCGGCAAAAAAAAATGTTTCAACAAAATATATGCTGCTGTTACTTGGCCTGCTGATTGTGAGTTTGGGTTTTTAGACTGGGGAAATATGCCAATACAGCAAGGTGACGTTTTTCTGATCAGTGTTTATCAATACCCCCATTGGGTGATAAATCATGGAGATAAACATCGCATAGTGCTAAACATCGCCTGCAATCTCACTCACATCCAAGACCTAATTAAACGCAGTTTCCTGCGACGTTAAATCAATTCAAAAAAAACCCTGCCTGGCAGGGTTTTTTATTTTATAGTAGTCGAATTCTTGTGTCTCTACTAGATTTTAATATATAATTGATAATCATCAGCCTTACTATGAATTTAATAACCATATTGTATTCTTCACTCATAACTGAGTGCTTACCAAAAATATCCGTGGGCACACGATTTGACGGATTTGTCTACACCGAATTATGTAAAGCAGGGTCGGGCAAAATAGAGTGTGAAATAAATCTTAGACCATTTGATAATTTGCTAATAAAGTTTTTTGACAAAGTGTGGTCCCCACAAGGAGATACTCGATTTGATATCACAGCAATTCTAATAGATGGTATAACATTAGATCATATTATATTCAAAGGCAAGCAATATCCAGACTACGGTCAGGCTGAATTTAACAAACAATCAAGTCAAGTTTTCTGGCAGCCGGGCACAATATTCCACCTCAATGGTGTGTATGAGCTAGAACTATCACAGCCAATTTGGCATTTCAGGGTAAAAAACGCACAATGACTTTTCCTAATTTAATAAGTTGCGCCCGCGATCAAAATCAGCTAGAGCTAGATTCAATTTTGGGATGCGGATTGCCATGGTTGCGGTTGGATTTGACTTGCCCTCAATTTTCTCAGCAGGTGCTGGATGCCGCGGTTGCACAAAGTACCGACTGGCGCAGTCAATGGAATGTTGCTGCGCCCGGATATCAAGTGAGAAACTGGAATGGTCAAATATTGTTTGGTCCTGAACAAAATCTCAAATGGCATGAGATTATAAAAAACGGTCCAGTATTGCACGACGAAGATGCAACATGCAAAAAGCACAGACAAGATCTGGCATTTGGATGGCGGATCGATCTTGACCATCCAGTACGACAGTGGGTTAACACATTCCTGGACGATAGAGACATCCATATTGTAAATTACTATGTGCTGCCACCTGGTGGATATCTTCATCCACACTATGATCCATGTGCCGGCAACAAATGGCTTAACAAAATATACGTGGCAATAAAATGGCCCCACGGTGCAGAACTTGGATTTTTAAATTGGGGCAACGTGCCAATACAAGAAACAGATGTGTTGTTGATAAACAACTATCTATATCCCCATTGGGCCATAAATGCCGGTACAGAAAATAGAATAGTGTTGGACATTGGGTGCAATCTTGACAGCATCCAGCCGCTGATCAAGCAGAGCTTTTTGAAGCGGTAAATATTAAAAACTAATAAAATCTGTATGGACATTGTGTTGGCCATCGCTCCTCGTATATCTGATGATTTTGGATACACTCCTGCTGGCCCTGCGTTGCTGAAAGGGTCGTTGGCCTCGGCAGGGTATTCATCCAAGATAATAGATTTCAATGCCGAGCTTGAAGAGATCTACAAAGATGATCAGACCCTACTGACATCCATCAGCAATTACTTTATGAACTACGCATTGTACAATCAAACAGTATTTGAACTGGTGGACAAATGGATAACCAAATGGGCATATGATATCTTGGACCATGCTCCTACATGGGTGGGCATCAGCGTATTCAGCTACAACAGCCAACGTGCCACTAGATTGTTGGCCATACGATTGAAAACCATCAACCCTGATATAAAAATAGTAGTAGGCGGCGCAGGTATAGCCACTGACTTCACTTTCTGCGAGACTTTGCACAGGGATCACATCATTGACGCTTACATCAGAGGCGAAGGAGAACTCAGTCTGATAGAGTTGCTACGAGGAAATCTTTGTTATCCGGGCATCAATGGCATTCCAATGCAGCAGATTGATGACATAAACAGTCTGGCATATCCTGTGTATGATGATTACGAACTGTCAGATTATACCAATCGCAAAGGATTGGTAGCCTTGCCTATCACTGGCAGCAGAGGTTGTGTAAGAAGTTGTACATTTTGTGACATTGCCAGCATGTGGCCCAAGTACAGATATAGAGATGGAAAGAACATTGCAGAAGAAATAAAACATCAAGTAGAGCGGCACGGAGCTCGTGCTTTTCGATTCACTGACAGTCTGATCAATGGCAGTCTCAAAGCCTTCAAGGACATGATCAAGGAACTGGCCGAGTATCGTATGAGCCTGCCTGAACAGCGTAGATTCATATGGGATAGTCATTTTATCGTGCGCGGTCCCCAAGAATTGAAACCAGAGATATTTGATCTCATGAAAGAATCAGGTGCGGGCACCATGTTGATGGGTGTGGAAAGTGGCAGTCAGACTGTGAGAGACCACATGAAAAAAGGATTCACACAAGATCAACTGGATTATTGCATGCAACAGTTTGCTCGTACAGGGATCAAAGCAAGATTCTTGATGATAGTGGGCTATCCCACTGAGACTGAAGAAGATTTCCAGCAGTCCTTGGACATGTTCACCAAATACAAGCCATACTGTGATCAAGGCATCATTGAGGAAGTTAATCTTGGACTCACGCTGAATCTGCTGCCCAATACTCCCTTGACTGCTGATCTAGAAAAATACAACATTGTTCAAGAGATCAAACACATCAACAATTGGGTATGCTTGAACAATCCATCCATGGACTACAAAGAACGTCTTCGCAGGCGCATATATCTACAGCAGCACATAGAGAATCTTGGATACCGAGTATTTGAATCAAAAAATTATACCAATCAATTGTTCCTGGCCTGGAACGAAGTGATGACTTTGAAAAGCCAAGCACATGTGATTGAAGATTTTAAATATGATCGAGACCAAGGGGGATTGGTTGAAAAATCTTTGCCTGCTGTAAAACATATCAAAATACATGAACATAAAAATCACACTGTTGGCGCATGATCAACCTGCCATACGCATATTGGTCAACGATATGGTTTATTTTGATTCAGTGCTGCATGATCCATTGACCGAGATAGAATTTGATGCTGTGCTGCAAGACAGCAATCAACTGGTCATTGAACATTTTGGCAAGAAAAACGAACATACCATATGCAACGAAGACGGCAAGATCATCTCAGATCGAGCTGCTGAATTGGTCAGCATCATGATTGGCAAATATGAGATACCCAAGAATATCCTGTTCAAGCAACCATTTGCAGTAAAATGGCCACAAAACCTCTTAGAGGACGCCGAGAGAAAAAACCAAACCCTGCCCAGCTGTCTTTACAACAATCTTTATTTTGGATTTAATGGCACATATATATTTGATTTTGCCAAAGATCTGCGCAAGGACTATTACTACTATTTCTGGCAGATGGAACGTGATGCCAATCACAATCTCCAAATGGTAGATGAATCATCCAATACCGGATATTTTGAAGCGTACGGAATGAAGTTAGAAATCAACAAAGCATTCAGCTTGACCATCCATGACCTCAAATACATTATTGAGAATCAGAGTTTGCCAGACACGCTACACTGAGCCGTGGGTGAGTAATTCTATGATGATATTATCTTTAAATCTGGATAATCTAGTTTGAAATTGATAGCAATTTTCAGCTATCTCAATCAAATCTGTGCCCCATAACATATTACGGTGCAACAGTTCTGCCCATTTAGATAATTGATCTTTTTCGTACTGTATATCCAGTGCGTGGTTGCGCGGCCTCGCTACTTTGTAACGATTCCATTCATCCAGTAGTTCCCGTGCGGTCGCCCTGGGATCTGTCATTGCACATGCCTCATATGCTGTATATATCAGTGATGCTGTACTCACAATCATAAAAATAGGCCCCAAGGGGCCTATTTGGATTTTCCAATTGAGATTAGAAGTTGTATTCAACGCCCACGCCGTATTGGGTAACGTCTGTGGTTGTGTCGATAAAGCTGTAGCGAGCATTGAAAGTCAGTGCCTTGTTCATGGCATAAGCCACACCCACACCGCGACCAGTTTTGCCGCCGTCAGTTTCGCCGTAGTTGGCCAACACACTCAGTTGGCCGGTGATTGCTTGGCTTACACCAATGCTCTTGCCAGTGCTGCTTACATTGCTTGCCACGTCGCTGCTGTATAGACCAAACACTGTGGTACCGGTACTGGCCAAGGTGTATTTCGCACCAAAGACATTGCTGCTGCTGGAAATACCATCATCGTAACGAGCAAATGTAGCTGCAAATGGTCCTTGTGTGTAGTCAATGCTGCCTGCTGTGGCGTTGGCTGTGCCAGCAGTTTCACTGTTGGCCAATTGCCAGTTAGCGGTGAATCCCATAACAGGTGCTGTGCTCACAAACAATGCGTTCTGCACACGCGAACCTTGTGCGTTATGTACAGTGCCCACAATGGTGCCATAAGCGTTGCCAAACGAATCAAAGTTATCCAGCGCACGAGTCACTGAATGTTTGTCACGGCCCATGCCCACCGAGCCCAGGTCATTGCTGAGATCGAAGCGAGCTGTACGATCGCCCAGTGTGGTAGCACTTGGTGCATCCACAGCCACGCCAGTTTCTAAAACGGCAGTTGCAGTGATACCATTGCCCACGTCGCCGGTGGCTTTGAATCCCAAACGAGTGGAATCATTGGTCAAGCGAGTCAGCGCACTAGCAGTGCCTAGGGTGTATGATTCTTCATACACACGTATTTTACCATACACACTCACTTGAGGTGCAGATTGTGCCAAGGCGGCTGAGGTGGCCAATGCTAGGGCCAATACTGTTACTAATTTCTTCATGAAGTCTCCTTAAAATTTGAAGTAGTTGATTATAGCAATTTATTTCTACAAAGTCAATTGCCACTGAGTAATATTTAAGCTCATATGCTCAGACTTGGGCATTTTTCACAGATTTTTGAGCAATTATTGCACCGGAACTACCGCAGGTGACGGCGTGATTGGTGGATCAGCCGGTATGTTGTTGGCCGTGAATAATCCGGATGCTTGATATGAGGTTTGATTACGTGCTTCTCTCATGGCACCTATGATGGCCTGGCCACCAACGATGGTAGTATCAGCAATGCTTTCCAAAAACTCGGCTGCCTGACATGTTTCAGTCATTGCAGCATATGTGGGTAAGTTTTGCACAAAGGCCATCACACTGGGTTGTTCGCCTGACAGCAGACTGAAGTAATTGATGCCAGCACGAGTCTGTAATGCTCTCTCTGAACTGAGTGAAGTAGAAATAGCATTCCATGCTGTGTTCATAGCAGTGGTCTGTGTGGGCCAGGCTGCAACCACGCCATCCAATGCAGCATTGGCTAATGGTATCAATGTTTGTAATGCCAAGTCGCCGCCGTAGTAGGGAAATGCATTGGCATACACACCCGCACCTGCACCTGCTGGAACAGTCACACTCACTGCTGGATTACCATAGGTGCCATTACACACATTTTCGATACGTTGATATAGATCCAATAATGTATTGTAACTGGCTGATCCCGAGATAGCAGACAATGCTGTGCTGGCCGTGTTGAGATAGGTGTCGAGTCCATTGTAGTTGATGGCCGTGCCCAACACATCGCAAGTGGTGATTGTGCCGTTGGGCCCAGTGCCAGTGGCTATGTTGGTATCAAAAAATGTGGTAACCGATGCCGGTACCGGAGTGGTCAGCGCAGTAATTGCCGGTAGGCCCGACATGGTGCTCTGGCCGCCCAGTGTGGTTGGCAACCAATAGCTGGTGTTGGTAATATCTGTGCCCACAGGCACATCTTGCTGTGCTCGATAGAATTCAGGTACGGGTGTGCCGTTGGCCACTAGATCATTGGTTAGATATGGCTCTGCAGGATCCCATGGTTGTTCTATGTAACCTTTAACGCTTTCAGCCAATGATGGTAGATCCGTGCCTGCAATGTTGGGTATCTGTTGGAACGCCACCTGTATGGCTTTGTTGGCCACAGCATCGCCTGGCGGTATGATCTTGCCCAATTCATCGCATCCGGATGGCGCAGGCAGATAAGCATTCACTATGGGCTGTACTGCCGAATTCACACTGCTGTTGGGATTGAATATTGGAACCGGCCCATAAGGACTGGGCGTCTGTAGTGTGAGATAACTCTGCGGAAATACTTTTATAGGATCCAATAGGTCGGCCAAGGTATCGATGTCAGGAGTAGTGACGTCTAGTATGCTCAATATCTGAGCCAGGTCATCACCAATCACCATGTTCATGGCATAGTATGCTTGCAACTGAAGCTGATCAAATTCATTTGTGGATAATCCGGCAGGATTGAGCACACCAACTTGATTGTTATTCACAAGATCCTGTATGTTTTGCGCTGTCAATCCTGCGGCAGTGAGCTGATTCTTTATGGCCGGTACTGTGGCATTTGATATGCCGGCCACACGGCTGATCTGTTGTAACAGTCCTGCAGGTGTGCCGTACAATTCTAGATTTCCTAGATCGGTCAGTTGTCCTTGATTGGCCAGATCGGTGCCAAACGGTCCCAGATCAGAATTTACTGTGGAGATGTCTGCGGTGGTCAGCGCATCCATGCTGGAAAAGCTAGGACCCAAGTAAGTGGGCGCATTGACTGCGGTGTTGATGTAATCGTTGGTGGTAACGATGAATCCTTCTACTGTCATAAACCCTTGAGCAAACCGTCCGCTGTCACCATAGCCCAGATAGTAGTTGGCAGTTTGCGAAACAAGTCCAGTCAGGCCTGCCGGATTAGCCACTGGTGTCAATGTGTTGTATGCTGGTGGTATGCTGTTGCCCAATGCTGGACAATTACCAACCAACCCACGTATGGTCTCCAATGAAGTTAATGTGCTAGACGAACACCATGTTGTGCCTGCTGCATTGTTGATGGCACCATTGATTGCTGCGATCGTAGTGAAGGCGTTGTATTGAGAAATAGCAGTGGCCAACGCTGTTGGTAATGTCTTGAGACCTTGATTGTTCAACAATGCTGCACTAGCTGTGAGTTGCAGTGGTGTTAATATACTGCGTGCCATATCAGCCGGCCCTTACATTTTCACTGCCGCCGGTGCGGGCATGCCCACAACTGTCTGGATTGCCTGCCACATTGATGGGCCGGTTATTCACTCTTACACTTTTGACACCATTGGCTGTGACTGGAGTATGTGTGGGTCGTGAATTATGAGAACTCACTGTGCTACCATCTACAGATACGGGCCGGTTATTCACTCGCACAGAATTTATACCGGTCATGACTACACCGCCGCCGGTATCTCTATCTCCTATGCGCTGTACTTGTGGCATGCTATCCCAGTATGATTTTCTTTTCCGGTATCTTGATACCTGTTGTGGCTTCGATATATTTCATTTTGACTGGGTCATCAGTCAAGGTATAAAGGCTCACGCTAGAAGTATTTAGTTGTAGCCGTTCTTCAGGATCTGCGGTGAATAAACTGGGCACTAATCCCATGCCTTGCGGGCCCGGAGCCACGCTGACTGGGTGCTCGATCTCCAGCCAACCATCTGCCTCTGCAGACACTTTGGCGATGAGTTCTTCTCCTGAGTTCAATTTAAAGGTATAAACTTGACCTGGGGTGATTGACATTTTCATTTTAAACTTTCTGTATAACGTATTGGTAATTTATCATGCCAATGCGAATGTGTTTCTGAAACATATTCACAAAAGCATCAATGGACATTTTGGGGTGATCTAACACATCCGGAGATTGGTTCCATAGGTAATCGTCGAATATCATATATCCGTCGCTTTTGAGCAGGCCAAATGCCATCACAGCATCTGCCAGCACAGCGTCTGAACAATGGCTTCCATCCACATACACTAGGTCGAACTGTCGTTGATCCACGATCAACTGTGCCAGCCCATGATAACTCATCACTGCCATGGGCTCGACCACTTGGGTGGGTTTCTTTGCTAGATTGGTATTGTGAAGGAAGATGTCTCTGATGATCAATTGGTCAGGCAACTGATCATTTTTGTAAGCATTCATCGGAGTATTGCCGAATGGATCTATACAAGTGATAGTTCCAGTGTCACTCAGCATGTTCTCCAACATCCAGCAGGTACTACGACCTTCGTGTGATCCTATCTCTAATATAGAATCCAGCGGGCGGTCCATGTGTTTCTTCACAAACTCAAAATTCACCAGGCCATTTGAGAACCAGTCAGAAGTAAAAAAATGTTTGGACTCAAAATCCGGAATGTTTTGTTTGAACCAATCTATAGTGACAGATCCAAAATCAGGCAAGGTGCTTGCGGAGCTCATTGAACCCTCCTACTAGTTCTTCATCCAAGAAGATCTGTGGCACGGAACGAGCATTTGGTACTGCTTCTAATAGTTGCTCGCGAGTCCAGTCATGGCTCACGTTGCGTTCTTCAAATTCAATGTTTCGCGATGTTAGCAATGCTTTGGCTTGGTCGCAATAGGGGCATTGGTCTTTTGACCAGACTATGGCTTTCATTGTGTTTCCTTATAAGTTGGGCAATTGGTCGTAATCTAGGCTTTCGCTCATCACGCCGATAACATAGTTAGTTGATTCGTTCTCTTGCAGTGCAGTTTGTTTCTTTGAGGTGTCTGAATGCTTGTTGAACCAAGGGATGGGTGTGGTCCTAGGCGCCGCTGCTTGATATTTGATACCGATGTCTTTGAGCGCACCCACTGCTGTGTAATCCACAAAATCTTTGAGGATGGCTGCATTGAGTCCAATCACTGGACCTTTGTTGAACAAGTAGTCGGCCCAGTCTTTTTCTTCACGGATCACATCCATGTACAATTCATACACTTCAGCTTCACATTCTTCTTTGGCTTCAGCGAATCTTGGATCTTCTTTGATCACTTGATTGATCATGAATGCGGTCCATTCTTTATGTAGCAGTTCGTCTTGAAGAATCAAGCTGATAATGTTGCCGTTGCCAATGAAGATCTTGTTCTCTACCATGGCCAGGCTAGTGGCAAATGACACCATGAATCTGAATGCTTCCAGTGCATAGCTGGCATGCAGAGCCATCCATATTGCTCGAATATGACTCTTTTCACTCACTGATCCTGGGTTGACTTCTTTGAAGCAGTTCAACTCGTGCAGTCGGTCATAGTAGTTGCCCACGCTTGATGCCATATCAACAATCTCTTTTGTGTCATGGATAGTATTGAACACTTCCTTGGGCACATTGTAAATGTTGCGGATGATGTGACTGTAACTGCGACTATGGATGTTGGTCTCAAAGAAACTCCAGTTATACATCAATGCTTCTAATTCTGGCAAGCTCACGCAAGGTGTGAATACCTGTGCCGGTCCTCGTCCTTGCAGACTATCTAATGCTGTTTGGCGTAGTAGATTTGAAGTAAAAATATGCTTGACAGCATCTGACGCATCTTTGAAGTCATTGGCATCCTTGCTGAGACTAATCTCTTCGGGTACCCAAAAGAATCCACGAGCAGTCTGTTCGATCTTTTGTATCTTGTTGTATTTGACTTCTTCGAAGCGTTGGATTGTGACAGGACCTTCTGGGTCCAGGAACATCTTGCGATTGAGATAATCGGTCTTTGTGGTTAGGTTGTATTGTTGTTTTGACATAGTATCCCTTAAAGTTTGCAAGATTCGCAGTCTTCCGCATCATCAAAGTCTATGGGCATGAGTGGTGCATCTTCTGCGACCTCTTTGCTGCCTTGTTTGTTAATTAGACTGTAATAAAAAGTTTTCAATCCCCACACATGTGATTGCATGAGGTTCCGTGCTATCAGTGTGGTAGGTACCTTGCGATCCGCAAAATGTGCAGGGTTGTAGAAGGTGTTGGTGCTGATTGATTGATCCACATATGCTGCAATCACTGCTGCGGTCTTGAGATATCCTTCGCAGTCCTTTTGTTCCCACATCATCTGATACTTATTTTTCAACTTGTGATATTCGGGAACCACTTGCACAAAGCTACCGGCCTTGCTTTCTTTCACACTGATCAAGCTCATGGGCATTTCAATACCATTGGTACTGTTGATTACCACTGAGCTGGATTCCACCGGGGCCACGGCCATCTGTGTGGCATTGCGAACACCATGCTGTTTCATATTGGTGCGTAGCGTTTCCCAATCCAGTTCCGGGGCAAAGTCCGCAAGTTCATTTACGCCATTGGCTCTGAGTTCCCAGGGAAATACTCCCTTGCCATAGCGTGTGTGTTGGCTGCCCAAGCAGGCACCGCGTTCTTGTGCCAGTTCCACTGACGCTTCTGTGAGGTAGAATGCCATGTGTTCCATCCAAGATTTGATTTCAGCTAGAGCATCCTTCTCCCCGTAACGCAGGCCCCTCTTGGCGTGCCAGTAGGCAAGGTTTGTGACGCCGATACCAAGTGGTCTGATCTCATCGTTGGACAGTTTTGATTGGATGGATAGGAAGTCTTGGTAATCAAGAATATTATTGAGACTGCGGTGCAGAATGCGGGCAGCCCTACGCAGATCTTCTGGGTTACGGAAGGCTCCCCAGTTGAGACTTCCCAGTGTGCAAAGTGCGATGCGACCATCAGGATCATCCAACCGCTTAAAGGAACGAGTAGGTAAAAGTATTTCACAGCAAAGGTTACTCTGGTAGATGGTGTGATATTCCGGATCAAACGGCCCCTGGCTCATCACATTGTCAATGAACACTAGATATATACGTCCAGTGTCTGTTCGTTCTTTGAGAATACCACTCTTGAAAACTTCCTCCGCAGCCATCGTCTTCTTACGCAGGCCTTTCTGCTTTTCATATCGGCAGTAAAGTTCTTCAAACAGTGCAGTATCTTTATAAAATGCTTCATATAAGTCAGGTACCTCGTTGGGGTCAAAGAATGTTATGTTTTCCTTGTTCTTGAATCGCCGCCAGAAAAATGCGGATAGAACCACACCATAGTCCATGTGTCTGACACGGGTTTCTTCCGTGCCTTGGTTGTTCTTGAGCACAATAAGATCATCAAACTGATGATGCCAAATAGGATAAAAAACAGTAGCACTTGCATTGCGGATACCTCCTTGTGAACATGAACGTAGATCACCAAACCACTTTTTCAAGAAAGGTATCATGCCGGTGTGCATGATCTCTCCACCACGGATGGGACTACCCAGTGGCCGCAGGCGACCAATCTCCAGTCCAATGCCAGCTCGTTTGCTGGCATACTTGGCCATCATCTCTCCACTAGCAAAAATGCTGTCTAGGTCATCATCACTGCGGATAAGAACGCACGAACTGAATTGCTTTGTTGGAGTGCCAAGCCCAGCGAGAACAGGAGTAGCAAGAGTAAACAGGCCATCTGAAGCTGCGTTATAATATTCTTTAATATATCGCATGCGCGCCGTATTAGGCTCTTCTTTGTGGAATACGGTTGCTGCCGCAACCATATAACGGACCTGTGGTGTTTCATATGTTTCCTTGGTAGCACGATTCTTCACCAGATACTTTTCGATCAATTGTTCAATAGCAGCATAACTGAGACTCTCATCCTTGTCATGATCGATCATGTCCTGCATGCGGTTCCAATCTTCCTCACTGTACCATTCCATCAGTTCAGGAGTATAAAGACCGGTTAAGACATTCTTTTTGACTATTTCGTACAGGTGAGGTACAGTATAGCTTCCATACACATCTTTTCGCAGCATACTCAAGCGTTGTTTGCCTGCCACGTATTGATAGTTGGTGTGACCTACATCCGGATTTGATTCTACGTCGATAAGATCTACTATGGCTCTGAGTGTGATGCCGTCAATTTCTCGTGTGCTGATACCATCATAAAAGTGCATCTGTGCCTTGATCTCTACCATGCTTTGGCTAACATCTGCTATACCTGCACATACCTTGGCAATCTGAGCTTGCCATTTTTCTAATGCCAATGGCTCTCTACTGCCATCGCGCTTTTGTACTGTTGTAATTTTCATCTCTACCTTGTTTGTTGTTGTACTTGTTGTTGAGTCAAGCTGTGTCGTATTTGATATTGGCCTGGATCAATATTTAACACGCGAGACTGGTCCCAATTCAATATATATTTCTCTTGGCTGATCAGGACTAAATTGTCGGCTCCGGTGTCTATCAACGCAGCATCTTGTAATTCTGGGTGATCTATCATAGTCACAGTATACAGGATTCCCAGGCCGCGAGCAACCGGACAATAGATATTGTCGCTCAATAATTGCCATGGATCGGGCCAATCTGCTTGATCGTCCCAGTGCAAATGATATGCTGACCAGGGGGCACAAAACCACCATGTGTTGATGGATTCTACAGCTTCTCCAGCTGTCATAGATTCAGCAGCCTGTCTCAGTTGTTGCCATTTTTCAAGCCGCTGGGCAAAGGTTGGAAACCACATTAATTTAAATGTGTTACGCTGTATTTGATGTTGCCTACGTATCCAGAGTTGGTCGATGTGTAACTCACTGTGATATTTCCGCCAGCTGATGCTTCTGCTGCAACCAGTGTGATACCACTGATACCATTCTCCGAGTATTCATCTGTGTACCCAAACCCGCCACCTAATCCGTACACCACTGTGAGCTGGCCAGTTCTAGCAAAAACATCACGGGTGATGGTGTAATCCATTTTGAATGCTTTCATGATGCTGGTATCTACAATGAACAATGTGCCCGAGCTGTTGTTGGCCAGGCTGTCATTGATACCATTATCTCTCGCATATGTTCCTTGTGCCAATTGATTGGCAATGCTGTTGCTGGCCGAATTAGCAACATAATACGTGATACCACGATTGTTCATGCTCATCGCGGTGCTGTTGGTATTGCTCAATGCGATACGAGCATATGTGGTGCTGCTGGCAGTGGTGCGGGTGAACATGTCACCCACACTGATATTGTTATCCCCGGAGATCAAGATTATGTTACTGGCCGGAGACCCTATACCCGAAAAATGATTTCCTACGTCATAGAAAGTGTTATATGCGCTGGCATTCAATGAGCAAGCACTGAACACAATACCTTCCACATAGATGTTGTCAAATGTGTTTTGTACTATCCTCACACCAGTGGCATTGGTACTAAAATACAAACCTTGGTACAGTGTGTCAAAGTTGCTGTTGCTGTAGGTGATACCTTGTAAAGTAGCACTGGTGGATGTGGCATATGTACAACCTGTAAATTTACAAGTGTCCATGATGATATTTTCGCAAGCCGGAGAAGTTCCGGCAAAATCCACAGCACGAGTATCATCGACAGCATCGCCAAGCTCGGCAGTGGTCAAACTACCTGCAAAGGTCACTCCTCGGGCTGAACATTGTTGTGCATTTTGCCACAGGAATGGATCATTCAATTGATCTGTGGCAAATGACATATCCTGTATGGTGATATATTGTGGAGGAGTGGCGCCATTGGAGCCGATATTCACTCCGGTCTGTTGCAGACTGTCTGCTGTGCTGGCCACACAAGAAGGTAATGTGGTAGCTGCACCTGTGCCGATGTCGCCCCAATAGTATTGACCACTTCCGGTTGTACTACCTAATGCAGTGCCAATTGGCACGTCAAAGTTGGCTCTGTAAAAACTGCCCGAATTACTGACTAGAACACCAGCAGAATATGAGATTGCATTGGTCCAGGCATTTACAGTAAATTTAACGATACTGGAATTGGAACCTTCACCATACAGCAATGCATAAGGAGGAATAGCTATGGTATCAGTGACCACATAAGTTCCGGCAGGGAAAAACAAACTACGACGGATGGCAGTATTGACTTCTCGGCAGTACAATTGATATAACGCACGATTGATGGCAGCAGTGTCATCTGTAACTCCATCACCAACTGCACCAAAATCGGTAACTATCGCGTAACTGTCAAGTCTGGCCTGGATGCTCTGTGATTCCGGCGAACTGGTACTGGGGCCAGTTTGTACTGTGTATCCAGCAGCAGCACCTTCGTACGTGTAGGCAGTGCTGAATGCCAATATGTCAGAAAATTCTGTTAATACTTCGGTATTTCCAATGACCGGAGCACCGTCTTCAATGGTACCGTTTCCAATAAAAAGTTGTCGGGTATCAGTTGCCCAACCAAGTTCTGCACCGGCCAGCGGTTGTGGTAGGTCTTCGGTTAAGCCCTTGCGTTGGGTGATTCTTGAAATTTGTACAATTGCCACGATGTGATTCCTTGAGGTATCACATATTTAGCCTGGATTGGTCAGGGCCACTAGATGTACTTGGTGTAATATTCTTCTACTTTTCGCCACCACAGATCACGATAACGGTCGTATTCTGTGCCCTCTAGCACAAATTCTTGATATTGTGGCTTTGAGATGAGATTATGACCCGCATCAAGGTCGGGCTTGACACACATCAAGATCACACCTTTGCGTATTTTTGTGCCATGTAATTCATTGTGTGCTTCTGCGTAGGCGCATAACTGTACAAAGTAATCATCAATCCATTCACGTTTCTTGGGCTTGTTGGTCTGCTTGTAATCCAGGATTGATTCTTCATTTAGATGTATGCCAGCACCATCAGTTGTGCCTGCATAGATTTTAGGAAAATACAGCGGCACTTCAATACCCCAGAATTCATTCACATTCTTCAATCCCTCTGCAATCACAGTCTTGGCCATCTCGTGGCTGCTCCAACTAAAAGGATTGGTTCCACGTTCTTTGATCGCACCTTGTTTCACATACTCTTCAAGATAGGTATGCATCCTGGTGCCACGGTTGGCTGCTTCTGTGGTTATCTGTTGTGCTTTTTCCGCACCCACTGCACGTCGCCAATTGTGCAATGCTGCTTTGCTAGCTTCGCTCTTGGTCCGGTCCAGGATCGTGGTCACAGATGGTAGATTATTGCCATCAGGTGTGGCATAAAATCGTTTGCCCTCTATAGTGACTCTGGGAATGGGTTGATAGTTAAAGCGAGGGTTGTACATGAGTTTTTAGATTATCTAAGATTTGTGATTTGCAATTTCGACTACAGTTGATATGCCATCTGTCTTGTTTGAGACTGTTCACTAGTTCGTGTTTAAAAAGTTTATGCTTTAGTATGTCCAATAATGAATATTTGGTCAAGTCTTGATTCTCAAATCCATCAGTCATGTCATGAAGTTGTTTGGTTCCTGGCCAGTTCAGTTTGGTATCAAAATGCATCATACAACACGGAATCACATGATTCAAGTAGTTGATATACAATCTTCCTTGAGACTGCCATGGGCAAATCCTATCAGGATTATGAGTTGAAATATCTCTTTCTCTTACAAACTTTCTGGCACTATGTATAACTTTTCCTCGTGACTGATTTATGGGTTGTTGCAAAAAATGTGATGTCTGTCCATGGATCACAACCGGCCACATTTCGATGCCATTAAAATCTCCTGATCGACAAGGGTCATAATCTATTTCGGCAAATCCCAGGTGTTTACTGAGGGCTATTACCTTGTCCAGTTGATGTTCGTTGTGTCTGAATAACAAAAATTTCCAAACAGCATTGCCACCGGCATTGATGAAAGATGTAGCATTGTGAATGATCTTGTTGAAGTCTAACCCGACTCTATATAGATGGTTAGTATCTTCTAACCCGTCAATGCTAAAAGTTACTTTTAGTCTTGCATGATTTTTTTCTGCCAATGATCGCCACCAAGCCGAGGATCGTATACTGCCATTGGTCACAATCTGTATTTCCGGACTTGAAGGTGCTTGCAAGAAAAAATCAATAATTTTTTCTATCTTGGGATGCATGATTGGATCACCTTTATCGCCTTCCAATCTCACTATCTTTAAATTAATCAACTGATCAAGTTGAAGATTTGATTGTATTGAATCAACATCCAAATGCCCTAGTGTTAGATCAGGATGTAGATTACCATCTGAATCAAATCTTGGACAATGAGGGCAGCCGGCATTGCAATAAGTAGATAGCTCTATCAATAACAAAGTGATATCAGCCAGTTCCATCTCAGACTCTAAAACTTTCTCCACATCCACATCGATCTCTCTCGTTGGGATTGGAGAATTCAAATCCTTCGTTGAGTCCTTGACGAACATAATCTATAGTGATACCTGAAAGATACACTTCGTGCTTTTTGTCTACTATCACAGAGAATCCAGCTTGTGCATAGTTGATCACGGTGTCAAGGTCCGATGGGTGTGCATCTATATATTCTAACACATAAGCTAGTCCAGAGCAACCAGTAGTTTTCACTGCCAATCGTATGCCTATGCCGCCGCGTTTCTCTAGTAGTCGTCGGATTTTTTTATCGGCTGTTTCAGTTAGGGTTATCATGACGGCTGCGATAGTCTGCCACTGCTGCTTTGATAGCATCTTCCGCAAGTATTGAACAATGAATCTTGACCGGAGGCAATGCAAGCTCAGATGCGATTTCTGAATTTTTAATTGCCGACGCAGCATCAAGAGTCATGCCCTTGACCATTTCAGTAATTAGCGAACTTGACGCAATCGCCGACCCGCAGCCATACGTTTTGAACCTGGCATCTTGGATGATTCCATCCACTACCTTGATCTGCAACTTCATCACGTCGCCGCAGGCGGGTGCGCCAACCATGCCGGTGCCAACAGTATCGTCGCCTTTGTCAAAGCTGCCCACATTGCGTGGATGTTCGTAGTGATCAATTACTTTTTCTGAGTAAGCCATGGTGTTTTCCTTATGTTATATAATAAGGTATTTACTCACAAAGAGCAATAGTTCTGGACTAACCCACTCGTTTTTTCTTCATGGCCGACTTGGCGGCGGCAGCCACTATGTCTTGTGCCCGATTGACCGGCATAGCAGTATTGGCCTCTTCGCCGCCTTTGAATGTGACCACACCGGAGTTGGGATCCAGTGGTGCCAACATGTTGCTCAATGGTGGTTGTGCTATGAGGTCAGCAAGATTCTCCTTGGTCACATTGATGTCTAGACTCTGTGCTAGACTTACGAATGCATCCTGACTTATCTCTTTGCGAGCATTGGTGTCATCGGCACGGCCGGCAAGGAATGAAACCAGACCCATCAATTGATCCGGACTTGGAGTTGCCGCAGCAGAATTGGCAACTTCAAATATACGCATTATCTACGTGCTCGACCTAGTGCAGCGCCAGCTGGGGCTGCTGGCGGTGGTTCTTCTTCCTCACCTGGAGGGGGACCTGCTAAACCCATGTCACCTGCAGCAGCACCCATATCGGCCCCAGCTGTGGCCATGTTACCGGCGGCAGCACCGGCATTGGCGATGGCGCTCATGTCCGGGCCGCCTGTTCCTGTGACCACACCCAGTGCAGCTTCCAGTTGTTGTTTGGCGCCTTGTAGGTTTTGCAGCAAGCCAGCCAATGCGCCGGTGGCATCAGTGTTGAATTGCATGGCTTGATCTACACCAACTTGATTCTTGATGCTTTCAACCAAGGCCGGTAGGTCTTTGAATTGCAATTCAGACACTTCTTCCACCATGTCTTGCATCTTGTCCACTAGGTCTTGTGCGGCCAATACCACTTGGGCTTGTTGGATTTCGGATTCTTTCAATATGCGATATTCTCTACGCAGACGGCTTTCGGCCATGGCCATTGCAGCACCAGCAACCAGTTGCTTTTCTGCCTGTGATAATTCTGCTCCGGTAGAACTTTTCTGCACAGCAGCAGCTACTTTAGGATCCTTTGGTGGTTCTTGCTGTGTGGCTGGCTTTGTGGTTTGGCCAGGAGCAGATCCAGATGAAGTTCCTGGATTAGGTGCTCCGCCGCCACCACCTGGAACAATTACACCTTCTTCGCGCAAGCGGCTGGATAGAGCTTGCTCCATCATGACCAGTTGCAAGTATTTTGGATCCTGCTGGCTGGTATGGCGTGCAGTGGTGCTGCGGTGCTCGCCCAATACGCCACGCACTTTGCTCAGCATCATTCGGGTTTGATTTCTAGTCAAACGATCAAAGCTGATGCGTGAACCAAAATAACTTTCGAATACTTTGGCGATTTGTTTTGATGGCTTAGGAGCCGCTAGTTCTTGCAGTTTCATTATGGAATCCTCTAATCTGTAGGTATTTAGCCGAATTTACACATTTTTCTAATTCGGCAGTCACTGACTCAAGCATATCAATCTTGGGTTGCATCTTGGTATTTACTATTTCGTAGAATGATTCGTGTCCGCTGACTTCGGCGGTTTTACGACTGCAAAAGATATCTGTTTTGAGAACCTGTTGCCTACGATCCAGTATTACTATGTTGTTTGATAAGTTGTATCTTTGATATTTGTCTGCTATGCACCAGCTCAATGCGATACGTTTGGCGGAGAAACAATGTAAAGGACTATGCCAGTCACTGACTAAAAATCCCTCCGGTGTCTGTGAGATTTCGTACTTTCCGAATACCAGATACTTGGTACCAGTGTTGTCGTCCACAATGGTGTTGGCTGAATGTTTTTTGAACTCTCTTGTCATCAAGACTTCAAGTTTTTGTTCGTGTATCATGAGTTCTTGAAGTATTGCACAGTTAACCATGCCACTGTGCCTATCAAGGTACCAATGATACCGATGCCCCAGTTGATCAATTGATCATTGCGTTTGTTGGCCATTTCGTGCATCATCTCATGCACTTCTGTGACAACAGTTTTAACCGAACCCACACTTTTTTCCACATTTTCAATCTTGAGCTCCAGCAGGCGATAACGCTCGGCGCAAAGTTCCACGTGAGCCTCGAGGCTTTTCTTTTCAATATCAGTTGTATCTACCATGATCACTCCAATGACGTATTTAGTGCCCGAAACCAAATATTCTGTTCTGCACCAATGGTTGTGATAGTGGATTTCAATTCGGGTTGTTCAGTAAGACGGGTCATCATGGGCACATCTGCACAACCTTGTATGAGTCCAGCCAATGGGTCTGGGTCACCATCTATTGCATACACAGACGGTGCTTCTACTCGAAATTCAAATTCCCACGCACCATTACGACAAACAGGTGTGGTGATATCCATGGGTTGAGTGCGCAATCCAATGATCTGCAACAGGGTTTCCCAGTTGCGTTGTTGATTACGGCTGTGATGCCAGTCGGCTTGATTGGTTATGATCTGGCCCATACGATCTTCAAACGGGATTTCAGCTGGTCTAAAATGGCCAGTGGTACCTGTGTAACTGCAATCAAAAAGTGTGCGGCATTGTATTCTCATTAGATAGATATTTAAGGCCAAAAAGAAACCCCGGATTTTTTACCTCCGGGGTTGCGGCTATCGCTGACCTAGATTACAGGCTAGTGAAGCTGGCTGTGTTGCTTACATTGCCAGTTGGGATACCAATGTTCAAGCCACCAGTTGCATTGGCCACTTGAGCAGCAGCAACCAGAGTAGCTGTGGTATATGCGCCATTTGGATAGATAGCCAAGCTGATTGTACCGGCTGTGGCGCCAGCTTGATAAATTGCAATGGTGCCAGTTTGTTGGATAGACTGCAATACATTGTTCAAATAACCATTGACGTTACCGGCATTGGTCAAAGCAGCGTTGGCTGTTAATGTGAAGAAGTCTAGTTTTGGACCTTGGATCTGAACTGGACCTTGAGCAGCTACGTTAGCTGTTCCTGCGATAGAACCGTTGGCCACGTCCAGTGCAAATACTGGTTGTGTAGTTCCGTTTACTTTTGTAAATACTGCCATGATAAATTTCCTTTAAGTTAGTGGGTTGTTGCCCTACTTTTATTTATACAATCGGCAAAAATCACTGGGGTTGAGGATTGTTTTGGGCACGATTTTGGGCAGCAAACGCATTGGGATCAAATCTAGTGACCAGCTTGCTGTCGCCTGCCGGCGTGGCCATCACCCAGCCTTCGCCGCCGGGATTGGCCAGATCAGCCTGCCCTTTCAGATACATCTTCAAGGCATGCAGCAATTCAAATGCGTAGAATGATGCTGCCAAGGCCTGTGCATTGCTGCTGGGACTGTTGAGATATTCCACTATGTTGTTGTACTTGCGAGGGCTCACACGAGACTGCAACCAAGGTCCAAACTCTTGCAACAACTGCTGTGCAGACTGCAACGGAGCACCCACTTTGGTATTGATAAAATCCACTGCCAGCTTGAATAGATCTGTGATCTGTTGGGCCCGCAATTCAGCAGGATTGAACAAGGTCTTCATGGCAGCACCTTGTGTGCTTATGATCTGTCGGAGTTGTTTTTCTATATTGCTCTCAGTTGCTAATGCTTTGGGAGTAGCAGGTTTTTCCAACAACAATCCTGGAACTGGGTTAAACGAAACCCCACGCAGTGGTTGCCGCGGCTCACCTTGATCTGCATACATTGTGTGCATTGCAATACCTATTTGTGCAGGCGGCACCCCGGCTTCGGGATCGCCAGAAATACGTTGCCCCATTGCACTCCGTACCGGTATGCGATATTCAATGGTATTGGGCTTGAACACATAGTTGCCGGCAATCACTGGTGGTGTTTGCATGAACAACAGATCTCCCTTGACATAGCCACGGAAGTTGGGTGGCAGTGCAGCTTCCAGTACTGGAAACAACGCAGCATATATCTGTATGAGATCGTCTCTGTTGCCGGATCTAGTACGTTGTATGTCTGCCATCATCTGCGGACTGGTGGCCATGCCGTCATAGCCCTTGGCTTCAAATCCAGATCCATCTGTGAGTACAAATTCTCCAGTGGCAGGTTTGCGGCCAAATATCAACGCAGGCTTGCCGTCCCACTTGGCAGTGGTAGTCTGTTGCGGTGATTCAGTGGCGTGTTTAACTATGTCCAAGGCTTTTTGTATGCCCGGTGCTCCCATTCGAAATACATAATCTTCCAGATGTTCTATACCTTTGGCACGGCCACCTACTCCAGCTTCCGCAGCTTCAATCACTGGGCGTTGATGTTCCACCAAGGCCACATATCCACGATTAACAATGCGATCTCTCAGTCTGGCCAGGAAGTATGAGTCGCCTTCTTTCACTGTTTGTTCGGGCTCTTGCAATCCTTCTCGGGCTAGATAATCACGGAAGTCTTGCAGTTTGGCATCACGATCAGGATCACGGGCCAATGCCGCATAGATTGATTCCACGTTCTTTAGATTGTCACGAGTGGCTCCGCGACCCAACAATACTGATGCCACATAGTCCGGATCCATGCCTCCCTGAACCAGTTGATCAGAGGCTCGAGAAAACATGCCGTTGGCACCAACTCGGAGTCCTAGTTTTTTAGCTATGCTGCTCATCAGCACATTGCGATTTACACCTTTGTAAGCTGAATCTGTTCCGCCGGCATAAAAGAACTGTCCCCAATCCAGATTGGGAAAGAACATGAAGTCGGTCTGCACAAACCCTCGGTTGGCATCACCGGCAATGGGTGTTTTAAGATGTACCTCACCTTTTTTAACTACGTATTCTCTAGGATCTAGCCTTTGACTCTGCACAAACTGTGAAAGAATACCAGCCAGTTGTTCTTTTGAAATTTCATTGAGATCCACTGCGAGATCTAAGTCGCCCGAAGAAGGGGCCTTGCCAGTTGATCCTAGCCAGCGTGTGGGGATGCCATCTTCTCCTACTTCGCTAGTAAAATCTATACCAGTGACTTGTTCTATCCATTGGATCGTGGCAGGTACATCTTGACGATTGATACGCTGTGTGAGTGGCTCGCCCTTGGGCCCTTTGAAAACATTGCCGCCTTCTAGTAAATATCTCATGGTGCTGTACCTGCTTGCATGGCCTGCATGTAGGCCGCGTGTTGTGGATTGTTCATGTCTATTGGTACCCAGCCTACCCCAAAATTAATTTGAAATTGTCCTGTTCGAGTTCGTCTTATACTGCCATGTTGTGGTTGATTGGCTGCTGCTGATGCCGGTGGTGGTGCAACCGGTGAGGCCTGCCCTGCTTGTGCTCCTGGATGGAATTGCAGCAACACTCCTGCTTCATATGCGGCCTGCGCAATCATTTGAAATCTAGCTAATTCTTGTGTGGCAGGGGTCGCTGCATTGAGACTGCTCAATTGATGCATGCCGGACAGCATGCGATTCATTATGCCATTAGCTTGATCAACATAAATCGTGGTGGGATTACCATTGGCATCCACCTGAGATACCATTTGATCCAGATGTTCAAAATCTACACCTCTGAGAAATTCATTGTGTGCTACGATTGATTTTATTGATGCTTTCAATTGGAACTTGGCTCGTGAGCTTATCTGCGCGGGGTCTGTGACTCTGTCTGCTGCCATGGCTCGACTCACCTGCTCGGCCCATTGACGCTGCATGTTTTCTGCACTTTGTCTGACCAACAACGGTGCCTTGGCCAGTGCTTCTAGTTCAGGAGTTGATTTTTGTTGATCCGGCACTTTGACTCCCATCTGATCAAGGAATCCCCTGGCGAATGCGCCCACTTCGTTCAGCTTGCTTTTGCCTGTGAGTTCATGGATTTGCATCTGTTTTCCTTACTGATCTAGAGAATTTACCGGCATTTTTAGTGCGTATGGCATTGAGGAATTTCCTATTAAGAGCTTCGGCTGTTTCTGCATCAAATTCTTGGTCAATCTGTTCTAGCAGTCTCACAGCATTGGCTATTATGGTGGCTGCACGATTTTCTATCACCAACCGACGATCTCGTTCGATGTACAGACTGTCCAGTTCTTCCAGAATGCTGCGTGTTTTCTTTTGCATGTAAATCAATGGCCTTTGGATTATTTAGCGATTTCCGGATGTGAATAAATATCTATACAAGGATACCAACCAATGACCAGCAGCATCAACCCGCAAAACATCGACGCCAACTACCCTGTTGCCGGCGTGCCCAACAACACTCAAGGATTCCGTGATAACTTCACCAACATCCAGACCAATTTTACTTACGCCAAAAACGAGATAACTGATCTGGAAAACAAAGCCATCCTCAAAAGTGCATTGACCGGAACTACCTTGGACAACAACATGGCGGATCAATTGATCTACTCTGCGCTGATCCGTGACTTTTCCGGCAGCATCGTGCAAAACACAGTGACCTCAGGATCGGTCACACTGGATTATAGTTCTGGGCATTATCAGACTGTGAGCACCAGCGGTAGTGTTAGCCTGGGATTTACCAACTTTCCTGCTGCTGGCACTGTGGGTATGATGCGTGTGCAGATCAACATCACCAACACTGCATACACCGTGACTTTGCCTGCTGCGGTGACCCTGGGTATCACTGGCATACAAGGTATCAGTTCTAACGTGATCACTTTTGGAGCAATCGGTTATTACGAATTTGGATTTGTGACCAGTGATGGTGGTACTACTATTACTGTGTTTGATTTGAATAGACCTTTAAGTTATTACACCAACACCGTTAATGTGGCAGCTACTACTTCAAGCACCAGTACCACCACAGGTGCGTTGATTGTTGCCGGCGGTATGGGCATCGCAGGAAACTTGTACGTAGGCGGTGACATATTTGGTAATGTGACTGTGACAGATATTTCTCTTGGCAATGTGTCGGCATCCGGATTCGTCAGTGCCACGGGCAATGTCACAGGCGGTAATGTACGCACAGCCGGATTGATCTCGGCCACTGGCAATATCACAGGTGGCAATATCATTGGTATTGTTGCTGCCGGATCCAATACAATCACCACTACAGGTAATATCAGTGGCGGCAATCTTATTGGTATTGTTGCTGCCGGATCCAATACAATCACTACTACAGGTAACATCACCGGTGGCAACATATTGACTGGTGGCCTGGTCAGTGCCACAGCCAATGTCACTGGTGGTAATATACGAACTGGTGGTCAGGTGAGTGCTACCGGTAATGCGTTGTTTCTAGCCGGTACCGCAGTACCAGTTGGTGGCACAGCAGGTGCTGGCATAATGATGTCTAGCACTACCAATCTTGGTGTGTTCTTTGGATCAGGTGCACCGACAATAGCAGCAGCCCAAGGCAGTCTATATCTCAGGACTGATGGTTCCAGCACCAGCACAAGGTTGTATGTGAATACCACAGGCAGTACCAGTTGGACTGCTGTGACCACTGCTATCTAATTTTATTAGAGACATATTGTTCCAAATTTCTTCACGATCAGGATCATACGGAACCCATTTGTGACTAGAAATACGTTTATATAATTCTTCAGCAAGAGACTGATTTATTTCTATTCCGGCCACTGGCATGATTGATTCAATCAACCATCGATAATGTAGCAAAGGCTGTGGCTGTATCTCAGTTCCGCGGCAATCTAAATTTTCTGCAAATTTTTCTTGTTCATCGTTGCTGGTATCAATGTATCTGGCATTTTGTTGTGAAACATATGCTGATATCAATTTCTTTTGTATTTTTTGTCTCTGTAGAGATTGTTCGGTCTGTATGTAAAAATTGTGATATTTTTTAATCACATCAATCCCACTGCCACTACTGCACCACCATATACCGCTTTCAGTTTTGTAAGTGTTAAAATCATATATTGGATCAGATTTTACAATATCCACCCACTGGTCATCTTGTATCAGTTTATCAAATCTTTGGTGTTGCGGCCATTGAAAAATCACGGTAGAATATCCAATGTCACAGGCCAGCAGTTCGTTGATCAAGAACTCACACCCAGCCCCAACTGCACTTATAACAATCACTTCAAGATCGGGTCTGAGTGCTTGTAAGATTTGCGGCCATTCTGGCCAGATGTGTCCATGAGCATATCCATCACCAAGGCAAAATATCTTAGTAATATTTGTAGTATTTTCCATGTGCCAGTTCAAATTCTGCTTCGTGATATCTTTTTACCAAACTGTTATTCCACAGATTTGAATCATATAAAAAAGAATTTAGACTTTTCCATCGATCCATGTGTGTTTTGATTTCCATTCCGGACATTATATCATAAAATTCTGCTGTGGTTTCTACTATGTCGGCGAACTCTAAGTTACAATAATGTGGAATAGCACCGAATGCCTGCAGATAGTTTTTTGCGGTTTCTCTTTGTTTGTCGACAAGTTCCATGCCAGTTAAGGAGCTGATATGATCTTGCTTAGAAAAATATAAATGCCAAGCACGAAGCCATCGATAAATTTTGCTCCTGGTAGTTTCTGTTGTGATTAGAATAACTTGGTCGCACATGGACAGATCCATTTCCCCGGGCCAACAATGTGTACCAATAATTAATTCATGATCTTTTGCGTTTGACAAAAAAATATTAAATTTGTTTTGATCAAAGTTTGTAAAAGTTGATTCTGAATCACCAATCTTTCCATATGAATGACTCAACGAATCGAGCCCACCATTTTTATGAACAGGCGAAAACTTGTTTTCTAAAATATCACATAATAATCCGCCACCGGCGTAATGTGGAAAACACAATAATTTCATTGGATCGGCTTCATTTTGCCCAACAACTGCTTGAGTTTGTTGCTCTGCACTTCTGCACCCACTTTGGGTGTGGGATCAAATGGATCCACACCCGGCTTAGGCTGACCACGTTCCCAGGCGTTGTTTGAAGTCACTGTCTCTGATGGTGTCACAGTGGCACGAGCCTTGATAGTTTCCATGAAGCTGGGCTTGGAAGCACGTGATCCGGTATCTCCATCTTCACCACCTTCATCGGTGATTCTCATGGTCTCGATGTTGTATTCCAGATCAATCTTTTGCCCAACACCTGTGGAACTACGCGACTTCATGCATTGGATCTGATACTTGCCACGTTCTTTCATGGATCTGCTGGTAAAGATACCAAACACATTGTCTGCTGTGTTGATTTTACTGATACCACCTGCGATGTGGCTGTGATCAAATTCCACTTCTTCCACTGCTGATCGATTCAACTGCGATGCAGTGACCATGAGTATCTGTAGTTCCTTGGCCAAATTGCGCAGTTCTTCACTCACATACTTGTCTTTGATAAACTGATCATTGGGATTGACTTTCACACTGATTGGCATCAGCAAGTCCAAGTAGTCAATCATCACAAAGTCCACCCTCTTGCCTGTTTGTATCTGATACTCTTTTAGATATGATCGGATGTCGTTGATGTTTGATTGTGCTGGCAAGCCTTTGAGCTGATAATTGCCCGACTTCTTGGCCATCATCTTGACCTTGAGCTCAGTGGTGTCAATGTCTCTGCGGATGTCTTTGGTGCTCATGTTGGTGAGCATGGCATCTGTTCGCAAGCCGGTCAAGTCTTCACTCAATTCCAGTGTCACATACACACCACTCAATCCTTGTTGCAACCAGTTCAGTGCGATATTCATCATGACCAATGATTTGCCCGACCCCGAACCACCTGCAAAAATGTTCAGCTCGCCTCTACTGAATCCGCCATACAGCAGTCTATCCATTTGTGGCCAGCCTGTTGACACTTGACCTCCTGAATTGAAGTATTTGTTGATGCGCTCGCTGGGATTGGCAAAATAATCTGTGCCCATGTCCTTGGTCAGACTGATCTGTACTGCATCTTTGATCAGCTTTTCAACCGGGCCGTAGTCGCCTTTTTCCAACAAGTCTGCTGCTGCCAAGATCGCACGTTCCAGTTCTTGTCTGCGAGTGAATGACTCAAACTCTTCCATGAACCATTCATAGTGCCCTTCATTCAAGTCGGGCACTGGTTGCAGTTTTAGTCCAGTGGTAGCTGAGATCTGCGTGATATCTGGCAGAGTCTTGTGCTTTTCGCTGTGCTCTTTGATAAATGCTGCTGCTTCTCTTAGGCTTTTATCAAAGTTCTCTGGATTGTAGATGTTCTGGATGCGCACATAGCTGGCAGCATCTTCCAACATCATTTCCAGGAATAGTTTCTGTACGTCAATTCCGTATTCTTTTAACAAGTTGTTTCTTCCTTAGTTCTATTTTGATCTTGCTGGTGTTTCTGTTTTCAAATATAGTTAGCAGAGTCGCCACACGCCCGTAACGAACCACTGAGTCATTCACATCTTTGATGTCCGCAGGCCAAGGTGGCATGCTCACTGCCCAGCCCAGTTCCACTGCACGATCCACCAGTTCCATGCCAGACAAGTCTTGGTCTGGCACCACTGTTATTTCCTTGCCTAGACTGCGAATCAACCTGGCCTGTTCATCTGATACGGTGCTGTGCATCACTGCCAGGCCGCCGATGCTGAGCGCATCAAATATTCCTTCTACCACGATTGCATGAGTCCAATCCTTGTGCTGTAGGTCTGTGCCAAACACATACCCGGGTTGGCTATTGCTGATGTATTTGGGAGTGCGATCATCCAAGAATCTCTGTGTGTGTCCTACTATGCAATTGTCATGGATGAATGGAATGATCACGCTGGGTCGATGTTTCCATGCTTGTTCTGGATGATCTTGTATCATCACAGGATAGTCATCGGGCACACACCTGAGCCTTAGATACTCTCTACGCAGATCTTCGCCTGTCAATAACTCACTCAATGGTGGCAGTTCTTGTTCGTCAAATTGTATATCCGCCAAAGTATTGAATATGCGTTGGCGATCATCTATGATACCGTGTATGCTGCGATGACGCAGACTTTCCAAGTTTAACGCATCAATCTCTGCGTCAGGCACACCTAACCAGCCCAAGAGCCTGCGGGCCTTAAAACTCAACGAACGGCCAAGGATAAAGCTGGCGGTGTAGGTGCAATTGAAGCAGTGATAACTCCAACCTGTTTCTGTGGGTTTGAGGCCTCCGCGGCTTCTCTTATCTGCTGTACTACCGTTATGAGCACAGCAAACAGCGTTAAACGACATCCACCCCGAAGGTGTGGCTTTTCGTTTCGCAGGCAGATAACCAAGGATGTCTAGCATCCGTATAGTTTAACAGATTGTTTGAGCAATCGCAACAGTTATCGGTATTGTACGTTGCGGATTAGTCCGTTTGAGAATACCACTGTTGCTGCCAGCGAGCCCTGGAACTGCAATGGTAGGTATCCCGATCCACCATTGGTCACTGTGACATAGGCCACACCACCATTGCCACTGGCCGATGCCACTGCTTCGGCGCCAGCACCATTGCCCAGGATCTGCACATATGGTGGAGCCACATAATATTGGCCCGGATAAGTCACGCTGATTCCTGTGACCACACCATCCACCACCGTGGCCGTGCCACTGGCACCATATCCAATGCTGTTGTTCATGGCCAATCTCAACAAGGGATGGAATCCTACTATGTTGAAATAGTCGCTGACCGTGGCATCATAATACTCACGTGCTTCGGATACATCTGTCCAAACTGCTTCGTAGTTTTCGGCAGCCTGGACCTTGACTGTGCCTGTGTAATGCACAAGATCAAACTTAACAGTGGTAAAAGCTGTTTGATTTGTGTTGATATAGCTGGAATAGAATTCAGTCTGTTGTATGCTGTTGATGGGCTGCGGAGTCAGCGCCCAGTCAGGGAATGCAGTAGGCGCAGCACCAACATACTGATTCTTGCCATATAGATCAGGCACGGTACAGACTGCACTGGGGATAAAACTGGGGAATATGCTGTCCACGATATTGCAATCAGCCCGAGCTGCGCTGTCTGCATTGGTATAAACTGCCTGCACATAGTCGCCGGCTGTACGTTGTATGCTGTAGCTGGCCGGTTGCGATTGAATGTTGATGGTATCTGCACTGTTGAGAACCACTTTAACACGCCCTGTGCTGGCACTGAGTGTTTCCATGTCCTTGGCCAACAGCAGCTGGCCGCCGGCTTGGTCGATCAGGCGGAACACAAATGTGCTGCCGGTGATGTTCACAGGTTTTTCATCTTGATTGATGAACTCAAACAACAGAACGTTGTCAACACCTTTGTTGATGGTCAGGGTTTTTGCATACACAGGGTCATACCTCGCAGTAAAGTATCCTCCACTGGTGTCCACTAATAGCACTCGTGTGATTTGTTGGTAAAGATAAGCGGTGGTAGAATACATATCCTATTATTTATCCAAAAAATACTGACCATAAATACCCCGATGGGTAACAATGTATTCGAAAAACTAACGGAGAAATATCCTTTTATCAGCTTGTGCATGTATGCCAACGCTGAATATGTGGGTGTGATCCAAAACAAAGATGATGTGGTTACCACCATCTACGACTTTGGTGCGGTGGCAGATCAAGCAGACAAGATGCTGTATCTGGAATTGGCATCGGCCTGGTGGTGGGAAAGCAATAGATCCATACCTATCAATATCTTTCTGCGCAAAGATTGGGAACAATTCCGATATACTCTGCGCACATTCATCAACAAAGATCTAGAAATCCTGCACGGCCCTGCTTGTAGTTTGCTGGACATAGCCCGCAAAAAGAGCAAGCGCAAAAGCATCATGCTGGTGCGTCGGCTTGATTGAGTAGATTCATGTGCAAGGCTACCAAGGCTGCATAGCCCAGTGCATGAGCTTTTTTGAACACATATCCTCGACCGTCATCACCATCCCATACTGATCTAAACACATCCGGCCAAGGCTGATTCTGCAAGTGTGCTTTGCCTGGACGTATGATAGAGATAAATGCTGCCATCCTGGGAATTGAATCGGGACGCATGCTCTGCAATAGTCCTGTGTAGTTGCCCACATGTACCAACTGCTGTGCCCAGTCGGCGTCCTCCCACAGCCTAGCCCAGGGCGGATCTTGTGCCAACATGTGCTCATAGTGTGCAGGATCCTGTATCAGGCCATACACACCCATGTTCAAAAAGTCTATCTTGAAATAGCCACGTGATTCGGCAGTTTCATAGTCAATGGCCGCACAGCCCAACACCGGATCTTGAGGAATGTCTGTGACATACACACCTGAATTGTGTTTTCTTGCTGTGCCTTGGTGTAGCTGTCGTGCCGGAGTATGGCGTATCAGTTTCAACACCTGTTCTCTGTCAGCAAAGTCAATGTCAATGTCTGCGCTCATGTTACCATCCTGCTTTTGCCAGCATTAATTTTGCGTATTCCTGATCAGCTGGGTAGGTCTGGAATTTCTTCTGCCACACATCCGAATCAATATAGATCCATATCATGGCCACTTGATCTGTGCTGAGCTCACCCAAAAACTTCTGTCCTGACTCGCTGTTGTAGATCACCCAAGGACTCACACGCCCAGTGGTGATGGCATGACACAAAGCATTGGCGTTGCCGTATCTCACACAATCATGCGCTGGGTTGCCAGTTTTTTCTGCCCAGTCTAGACCGTATTCCATGGCTCGGGCCAGGGCATCATCCACTGCTTCCACGGTGAGATAATTCACCAGATACTCTGTGTAGATCTGATCACTGCACCACTTGTCGATCTTCTTTTGTTGTTTCAGCAACCATGCCATGAAGCGTTCTGGATTGATCACTCGTGTATTCACACAATAGTGTCCAAACTTCACAAACGCACGATAGTAGGATGACGTTTCAAAATCATCAAAGGTCTTGTTCTTGGCCGAGCCTTGCATGGTCTCATAGAACCGCACATAGGCCTGCAGGCCCAGCTGCACTCCTCGGTCGTCGCGTTGCAGTCTGCGACGTTTGGGTTCGCACATGTGTATTTCGATACTGCTTTCTCTAGAGAAAGTCTTGTCGCAGTATCCACAGGTGAATGTCATTTCTTTTCGTTGCCAGCGGCTCGGTTGTAAGCGTCGATTTCTTTTTGTGTGACCAGTTGGGCCATCACGTCGATCTCATCATCTTTGTATGTGGGAAACATGGCTACAAGTGCTTTTCTTTTGGCACTGAGTCCAGCTTCTTTCTTCTTGGGTGCGATCCAGCTGTGTCGCATCACACCCATACCGGGACTGGCAGCAGTGGCACACAGCCATTGCAGTTTGGGGTGCTTGGCTATGTCAAAGAAGTGCTTGTTGAGATAGTGGTTGGTGCTTTGTACATAGTATTCTTGCAGTTCTCTGCTGCCGCCCACTGCCGAGCCCCAGCGTATCATGAGGAATGTTGAGAACTTCTTGCGTTCTTCCGGCGTGAGTTCATCATAGAAGTCACGGTTCTTGACATCCAGCTGACGCATCTCATTCGAAATGTTTAGTTTGTCGCTCATTTGATCTTGGTCAATCTATAGATTATTTTTGCTTGATCCAGTAGGTCTTGTAAAGCAGGATTGGTTTCAGCGGCTGCTGTTATGTCTCGCCATTCTTCGAATAGTTGGTATTCATCGCCGGAAAGCTCAAAGTAAGGCTCATATACTTTTTCTTGGATTTCTTTATATTCTTCCATTTCGCGCAATTTTTCCCATTTGGTGCGTTCCCATTCATCCGGTTCATACTCCTTGGTAAGCCATAGGTCAGTCCATTTTTCTGTATCCAGGTCAGTCCACTTTTGTGTATACTGGTTAATTTTCATGGTGATTTTTCAGTCTGAGTCAAATGATACACCATTATAGCATGATCTAGAATATCTTGTAAAGCAGGATTGGTGCGGGCCTCTCTGCGAATATCACCCCAGAGTTTGTCTTGCTGTATCCATTCGTGTAGTGGTCTACCATCTTGGGTCCTAGGATCATAGTCATGTCCCACTTCTGTTCGCGTGGCAGGGTTGGCTCCTGCTTCGCGCTGATACACCGTGGCACCATCACGCTCGTATATCAATGTGGCTCCGGGCTTGAGCTGTCCCATTACCAGGCCTTGTTGTAATCCACTATCTCGCAGTTGCGGCTGATTTCTTTAACAAAATACACACAATCGGGTTCTGCGTCGTCGTTCAGCGGCACTGCCAGCAGCTGGCCATTTTTCAGCTTGGGTGCAAACCAATTCACTTCATGATACACATCCAAGATTTCAATGTCCGGAAAGCTGGGACGGAAACTGGTCAGCGGATTGAATTGGAATACCTTGAAGCCGCGATCATTTATGCTGGTGAGTGGCAGCACTTCGAGGTCGCCCACGTCGGGTTCGCCAATCAAGATCTGCCAGTCCATGGGCATCTTGATTGTGGTGTTTCCTATCCTTAACACCAAGGCAGGTGCATTGAAGCTTTCTAAAAATATTAATGGTATGAAATGATAGTCTGGATCTTTGGGATCCGAGTTGTCCAGAATAGCAAATCTCATGTCATCTACTTCGTCGGGCAAGTGATCTAGATCATAAAAGCTGTTGTCTAAGGTTAGTATTCGCATGTGTGTAGTATAGTTGGATATCTTACCAATGTCAAGATATCTTCATCCATTCCAGTTTCTCAGCTGTGAATGGATAGTTGGCCTCTTTGTAAAAGACCTTGCGTTTGTTTAGATGCCGTCTAGCGAACTTGCATGTGCTGGTGATATCCCAGATCTGCACATGATCTTTGTCTTCGGCCTTGCGGATGCCACGTCCAATTGATTGTATCACCCGCACAAAACTCTTGCCCGGTTCGATCAACACAAGATTAAAGATGCGTGGTATATTGATGCCCACAGCAGCCACGCCGTATGTGGCCACGATGATCTTGCCGTCGCTCACAGCAATTTCGTCATATTCTTCCTGGCGCACCTTGGCCTTGGTGGCGCCGCTCACAAACACAGCATGTTCGCCCAGACGTTCTACCAGCTGGCGACCACACTCGGTTCTATCTACCAGCACTAGAGTATTGCCTGTTTCGTTCACACGCTGTATGAGCGAAGCCATGGTGTCCAGTCTGCCGGATTCTTCCAGAAGATATTTCAGCTCGGCTTGATAGTCTGCGTACTCCACATGATCAACCAGCTGCACTATATTCACATGGCAGTTGGCCAACACGCCTGCATCTTGCAATGTGCTGGCAGATAATCTGCTGATCACCGGGCCCAGGCTGACCAACAACGCCTGGCTTTCAAACAGCTCTTTGGGCACAGTACCGGTCAACCCCCATCGAATTGGCACTCTAGACATCACGCCGGTCAGCAGAGTTTTCAATGCATCTGCCTTGGCCATATGCACTTCATCCACTATCACGCATATCACGTCTTCAATGAACTCCTGGATGGTGCAATCACCTATGCCATTCTTGGTGTTCTTCATGAGGTTATTTAGACTTTGCCAGGTACAGATGGTGTGTGTTCTGCCGTATTCTTTTCTGTCGCCAAAATACACACCCACATCCAGTCCCATGTTGATGTAGTCTTTTTCTGTCTGTGTCACAAGACTTTTGTTGGGCACGATAACGATACTGCGACCATACGCACTCACAGCATCACTCAAGGCTGCTGTCATGATGGTCTTGCCTGCACCTGTGGCCACTTCTTGTATGCATTGTGGGTTGGTAAGGAAGTTGTTGATGATCTCCACTTGATAGTCTCTCAGCAGTATGGGCTGACCTTCTGCAGGATGATTCTTGGGCCATAGTCGATCGCTGTAGCTGTGTTCTGTGACCTGTGCAAACTCAAACGTGGTTGAGTATTCTCTGCGGTCGTCCAGTTCGATGTCGTAGTCAAATCGTTCCAATAGCGGAATGATATCCGGCAGCAGATTCACATAAGTGCTGCCGCCCAGTTGGAAATAAGATACCTTGCCATCCCAGCGGCCCAGTCGTACTGCTGGCAGATATCGTGCATACGGAATGTCGTATTTGAAAGCCTTTACTAGAGCTTTGCGAGCGTCAAGGTCAAGACCTTCGATCTTGATATTCACTTCGTCATTGATTTGTATTGTACATCGTTTCATCAGTGTAGTATATACTTATCACAAACAAAAGTCAAAAAAACAGGCACCTAAGTGCCTGTTATAAAGTTCGGGCGGAGCCAACCTATCCCGAACGTTTCATTGGCTATGAAGCCATGACTTTAAAAAACTGCCTCTAGCACACGAGCTAGGTAATAGGCACTGATAATCAAACAGATCCATCCTGACATGGTGCTGCCATCCTCAAAACAATGCTTGGCGAACCAACCATTCAACAACATCCAAACAATTGAAACTTCCATATTACCACGTCACCAAAAGAAAAGCAATCAAACCGGCCACCCAAGGGTAGCCGCACCATAATGCTGCAATCACGGCTACCCAGGGCATGTTAGTCTGCTACCTTCATGCAGGTAGTCTCTGCAAGACGCTGCCAGTTACCGGGACTCAGCTTACGCAAATCAGCAATCTTCAATGCCATACGCAGACTCATTTCACGCAAGCGAGTCTGGTTTGTTTCCATAAACTCAAAGATGCTGTCTTGAGTTTCGGGTTCAAAGTCGTAGCCTTCAAACAGCACACCGTCTTTGGCAATCTGTTTGATACGCAAGATCTTGTCACGCATAGTATCCAGCGTCAAGTCCAAGTAATGGCAACGACTTTGCAGAGCGTCCAAATGATCACGCAGTTTCTGCGATTTCATCTTGTCAAACTTCATGTTGGTGATAAAGATCACACTGCCTTTGAAGTCAAACTGATCTGGGATGCCTTCGCGGCGCAGAGCCGAGCTCTCCGACAACCAAGAAATCTTACGCTTCTTGCCCGAGTCCAATGCACCTTTCAGCAAGTTCAAGCACACATCGTCCAGCAGGATGCTGTCACAGTCGTCAAATACCAGCACACAATTCTCGTCTGAGTATTTGTACAGAGTTTGATACAGGCCAATAGGAGTGGCTGAACCTTTCACAACTTCGGCTCGCAGTCGCTTGCCTGCAAGACGATCAAACAGCGTGGCTTTCTCAATCTCTTGTTCCACGCCAAAGCTCTTGCCCACGCCTGGAGGACCCGATACGATCATTGCACGGATGTCGCCGCCAATGCAGGCTTTAGACATTTCTGTAAGGATTTCAAAACGCTCGCGGATACGAGTCATTGCTTCGTCTTCAGTCTCTACTGTCTTGGCAGTAGGAGCAGGAGCGGGTGTGTTCATTTCCACGCTGTCACCACTGACCAACTCGTAGTCAGAGATAGCATCAACACGGATGCGGATAGTGGCAGGGCAGTTGGGAAAGGTGCCGTCATTTTGCACGGTTACATAACCGCCTTTGGCACCAGTTTGGAAGCCGCTGACTAGTGTAAAGTTTTGGTTTTTTACAGTTTTGCCGCGATACTCGCCGCGTACGATACGAATTGCACTCATTTGGTTGGCTCCTAATGTGCTGTTGAACTTACTTACTAAGCTGTTATTATAGCAAAATACCCATTATTAGTCAACCCGTTTAGTTGCATCTTTTTCCAACTTCGATTGCGAATTTAGTTGGATTATTCCAACTCTTGTTGCAATGTTGCTGAACTGTGCTTGTTTTGTTGACATGAGCATATTATAGTGCAG